GGGAAATTGCAGGCCGACATTGCTGGGCAAGAACAAGCACTAGGTTTAACTGGAGCCGGGGCTTTACGACAGGCAGGTGCTGAACGTCAAAAGTACGAGCAGTCGCTTCTTGAATCTCCGATGGTTACGGCTGGTAACGTGGCTAGCCTGCTGCGTGGCTATACACTGCCTTCTGATAAAACACAGACGGTGGTAAAACCAGGGACTGCAGGGCAGTATGGATTGAGTGACTTCCAAAAGATTGGCACTCTTGCCGCTCTGCTAGGTGGTGTGAATACTTCGAGTCAGCTTGCTGGACTTACGGGCGAACAATTCCAAAATTTGAAGAATCTTGGCCGTTCAGGACTTAATTATATTTCTAGTTATTTCAATCCAACCGTTAATCCATCTGGTGGATATACAACCGTATTGCCGGGCAATGGGTCTAACGTTGTTAATAATGATCCTAACGCTATTGACAACTGGGATTTGAATACTAGTACCGGCGGATTTTCAAATGCTGGATGGGGAAGCTACGGGGCAGGAGATACGGTTGGTCCGTAATGTGAAGAACCTGGCAACATAATCAATATGGCAACTAAAAGCACCGCACTTACCGATCCAGAGCTACAGACACGTCTTGAAGAGGCGTACCAGAAGCTTAATGAGTCGCTAGATGAGCGCAAGAATAGGTTCTTTGATCCTTCTTACTTGGCTGCCGCCCAAGCATTTGCAACTCCAACTAGAACCGGAAGTGCTTTCGAGGCCTTGGGTAACGTTGCCGGTGCCGTTGGTAAGGCGCAAAACGAAGAAGCTAAACGTGAATTTGAAACAAACAAAACTAAATTTGACATCAACAAAGAGCTTCTGGCGATCAATCAGCAGCGCAAAGTGCAGGACATGGTTGCCGGTGAGTTTGGCCCTCAGACAACGGAACAAGCCCCGCCTCCTGCCGGAGCATTGCCTGGTCCGCAACAGCCTGAAGGTGGTGGTGCTTTAACGTCTCCAATTGGTCAAGCTCCTCTTTCTGGAATAAAACAAACTCCTCTTTCAATAGATAGCGGACCGCCAACGATACAGGCGCCAGTTAGAACCCCTGGAACTCCACAGCCAGAGTTGGTTACTACACCCGTGCCGCCTCCTGCCGCCCCTCCTTTAGCGCCTCCTGTAGCACCGGGTCCTACTGCTCCTGCTGCGCCTCCTCCTGCTGCTCCAACCTCGCCGCTCAGTCAGTTGTCTCCTTCTGGACAAAGGATTGCTCGTCTTGCAAATGCTCAGGGGGCGACGTTTGCTGACTCTATTAAGGCCGGCAGAGAGCATGACTCTGCGCTAGAAAAGCAACGTGTTGACAGAGAAGAGCTTGCCGTCAAACAGGAAGACTTGAAGATAAAACAGGGAACGCTTACAAATGCGGTAAATTCCACGGCTCAGGGTAATTATAAAGTTGTTGGAAATGCCCTTGTTGATATAAGAGACGGAAAGCCTATTTATATTGATGGCGGCAAAGAAGTTAGGATTGGTGGCCAAACATTCACAGGAAATCCAGATCAGATTTCCGCATATGTCAATGCTTCTCGGACTGGAGATGCCGCCACTGTAGAGAGAGTTGGCAAGGAGATTATGGGGTTAACCGGAAAACCGGGTGCCCTGCCTGTTTTGTCTAATGAAGAAAGAAAAAGATTAGAAGAAGAAGCAGCCGCAAAAAGAGAAATAAATAAGTCTGTCGAAACGAAACGATTGATAGAAGAGGATAAGAGGCAGCAGGAATTGACTAGTAAAATTCCTAAGTTTGAAGCTCAACGCGATAACGCAACGACTGCGATTCAAATTTTGAATGACAAAGATGTGCAGAAGGCTCTTGGACCTCTTGCTGGGCCAGGACTAGCGAAGGCAGTTGGGACAATCATCAGTGGTGGGGTCAAGGTAGGCTCGTATAACGTTGCTCTTGCAAACTTTGATGAGGCTCTCATTAACATCAAGGCATCTCCAGAGACTCGCGCCAAGATTGATGCCCTGCGAAGTGCAGTAAGGAAAGAAGAGTTGATTGTTGCCCAGACTTATCTTAAGGGCGAGGGTAGCGTCTCAAACATGGAGCGCGGAATTACGCAGGAGATTAGCGGAATAGTTAATAAAGACCCTGCCGCTGCTTTGCTATTCAAGGTACAACTTTCCTATGCTCAGGCCGCTGTGAATGAACGGTATGCTAAGTCGTTTGAAGCGTGGCACGATAAGAACCCAACTGGGACGGTTGCTGACTTTAACCGCTCTTCAACTTACCAAAAGATTCGCTCGGATTACTTGGGTGACCTCGAGTCAATTCGCAAAGACATCGGGGTTGTGCCAGCAACTCCCGCTCCGGAGAATAAGTCTACAATGACAAAACTTCGTGAGCTTGTGAAGTCAACAGCAAACAAAGTCGCACCATAAGATGCCAAATTATCCAAAACCACTTGACGAAGGCCAGCAGCAAGTTGCAGAGATGGTTGCAACGCAGGCTCAGGCTATGGGTGTGCCAGTTGACTTGGCGTTGGCGATGGCTTACCAGGAAAGTCGTTTCCGACATGCTGACGACAAGGGGCGCATTACCAAAAGCCCAAAAGGTGCAATTGGGCTGATGCAGGTAACGCCAGATACGGCTCGGCAGTACAAGTTTGATTTGTCAGACTTGCGTGATCCACAGAAGAACCTCAATGCCGGCTTAACTATCCTTAAAGACCTTCTGGGCAAAAGTAATGGTGTTGGTGAGATTGCCGCGGCAAAGTACAACGGCGGCCCAAACAGGAAGTTCTTTGAGACTGGCGAAGGATCTCTGCCCGATGAGACTGTTGATTACGTAGAGCAGATTACGAAGATGGGTGGGTTTGGAGGTCAACCATCTGGCGAGAGGGGGCCTGCACCAGACAAGCAGTTTGTTGACGTTCCTCCTGCTCCCAAGCCGGGAGAGGCCGCGCCAGCGGTAGCTAGTGACGGCACAGAAGTAGAGCCGACGCCAGGATTGGGCGTTCCAAGGGCTCAGATTTACGCGCAAGATACCTCTAACCCTCAAGAAGATTTTGAGACGAACAAGCAACTTGCTGCAGGTACTGGGGGCGCTCTTGGGGCTGCTTATGGTTTTGCAGAATCAAGGTCTCAGGCGGCCGAAACTAAAGCCATGCGTGATGCGATAGCTCGTCAACGGGTTGAAAGGCAGTTCGCTCAAATGGAGGCTCAACAGTTAGCAGAAACTGAGGCTCAAGGGCCGGGAATTAGATTACAGCCTGGTGCTCTTTCTGAACCAACGGCTACCGGCGGAACGAGCGGAGAGAAGTGGTCTAGGAATTGGCGTGGAGTTGAGACGCCAGGATCAAGGTCTGTCCCTGAGTCTGCGTCAATGTACCAGCGCGGGAAGGTGCAGGGCGGTTCTAAGGCGTCCCAAAGAATCAATAGACTTTATCCAAAACTTAGCCCTGACGATCCAAACTCAATTTACGAACGTTTGAGTAAACAATCAAATGAGCGGGCTGCCGCGCAACAACTGGCCGAAGAACAGGCAAACAACCAGCGCCTTGCTCAAATCCAACAGGATACGGAGAGGGCTAGGGCAGCCAGGATAGAGTCTGAGCGTCCAATCAACAGGGCTCGAGCGGCTTTAACGTCCCTTTCTGAGACGCCTGTTGGTGAGATTGGCGGCCGAGTTGCAAGGACTATGCTCCAGAGATTCCCGGTAGTCGGTTATGGAGCAGCAGGGGCCGCAATGGGCAAAAACGTTGCAGAAATAGACGAGGCGATGCGTCAGAAAGAATACATTGACGCCATACTTGCCGCGTCTCAACTAGCGGCTACCGGGGCTTCAATGGTTCCAGCATTCGCCCCTGTGGCCTTCCCCGCCGCTGTTGGTCTTGAAGCAGTTAAACAAGCCCGAGACTATTACAGGTAATTGTTCCTGATCTGCCAGAACTGCAGCAGGTGAAGGAACATCTCCCAGCCGCGGTCTAGCTCAATTGGCGTCCATTCCTGAATGCTTACGAGGCCTGGCCGGCTTCTAGACACAAATACGTTAGCACAGACCGCATTCGGCATCCCCAGCCCTACGCGGTAAGCGGAAAGCTGCATCAAGTTCTCATCAAAGTTTGTGATCTCAGACTCTGACTCAAAATCTTTGGTCTTGACGTCAAGAACGATGCCGTCAGTGTGCAAGTCAACTCGGCCACCGAAGCCAATCTCATGGGCAAACGCCCGCTCTGCAATCCATTTCTTCTCGCCATACGCCAACTTGATTGTGGAAACGGTCCCGTCAACGTGTTCTGCGTAAGCCTCGACAGGATCCTTCTCATCGTAGTAGTGGTCAATCGCAGAATGGATTCTAGTGCCCTCAGAAGCCGCCTGGCGCGACGTTTCCTGTCCATCCTTAATCACCCTACTAATGTACTCGTCATCGCTCTCCTCAGGGCTTTTAGGGAGCTTCATCGCGGACATGATCACTTGCTTTTGCAGCCAGAGGTTTAGTGCCGGTTTGGCCACAACACCAAGGACTGTGGTGACAGACGGGACAAGATCTTTCTTCCTTGCATCCCTAAGCGTGGTTGGCCGCTCCTTCCCGTTTATACCTGTTTGGGTATATTGTGGATCGCCGTCTCTGGTGTACCAATGCCCACCAGTTATCGTGTTGCTGATGATCATGCGGTAATTTCCTTTAGATATCTCTGAAATCTAACGTCTTTGAGGGCTTTTATTTCGGACGCTGACCTAAAACCTTCAAGACCGCCGTCACGAGATTTCTTAAACTTAACTTCAGGGTACTCGCATCGGTTTTGTTTAAGCATTTTATTTTTATATTCTGAAGTGCAGTCTTCGCAGTAAGAGTGGTTTGGATGCGGGTGAGAGAGTCTTGCAAACTTAACCCAATCGGTAAACTGCTTCCTGTCGGCGAAACAGGATGGGTAATCAGACATTTATTTTTTCCTTTAGCTCTTTAATTTCTTTGTCTCTTTCTTCAAGTTTTGTAATTAAACTTTGACTGGTTTTTTGCCATATGTCACCCTGTTTCATTCGCTCTTCATGATCTTTTTTCATAACATAAAAGAGCCTCTCCGAGACTTCAATTTGTTTTTGAATAAAATTGTTCATAAATCACCTACATTAATAATCTGACCTCTGAATTCAATCTCATCTTCTCCCCACTTGTGAACAAGCTCAGGCCAAAGAAGGTTTGAATCTTTAAACGTGAGAACTGCAAACCCAGAGCGCCAATTCGTTGGGTTCATCTCAAGATAATCAATAAACTGCGGTCCGTCAACCTCTGCGAGCGTTCCCGTGTCAACCCCAAAACGATTTCCCCGGAGATCTGCAAATGGCGTGACCTTAAGCGAATGTAGGTGGCCAGTCACCACCGATACCCCAGCGTTAACGGTGTTGTTGTGGGTTGCGTGAACACCGTTTTTGTATCTATGTTTGACAATCACGTCCTCTGTCGGCCAGCAAGACCAGCACGGATGCCAGTCCGGGAAGTGATCTTTGAGCGTGAAGCCAGCAACGCCTTCAAACTCAGGTGCAGACTGAGATAAGCGGCTCTCCATCCGTGAATCATGGTTGCCCAAGGTCCACACTAGCTTGGTGTTGTGTCGAACGGCTACCGCCGCGTCTTGGATCTCTTTAAGGGCACTCTGGCAAGCGTCAAGCTCTTCTTTTACGGAGGGGCTTTTTTGCCATAATATTCTTGGGTGCCTACTGATTGCCGCTCCATCAAATGCGTCCCCATTATTTATAATGAGATACGGTTTAAGTTCCTTTATTGCCCACAAAAGGCCCTTGAAAGCTGTTGACCGAATGCCAGGCCAAAAATGGGCATCAGAAAATACAATTACAGTACCGTCAGTGATGCCGGCGCGGTACTCTGCCTTGTGGATATGAAGCTTCTGAAAACTAAAGTTGATAGATGCTTTACGCTTTCGAAAGTATCTCTCACTAATACCTAACGCATTTGCTGCATTAGAATTTGTTTCGTGTTTTTTCAGAGCGGCTATTATTTCCTCGTCAGAGAAACGGCGCCGGCTTGTCATTTAACCCGCCTGATATTCCCCGCACCATTCAGCATCTGCGGTGACCGGGAACAAACTGGTTGGCACTAACGTGCATTCTTCATCATGGACTACCACAATTGAAGGCGGATTACGACGGCATTCCCCGATCTCAGGATTTTCTTCGTCCTGATTCCAGAAGACACAAATAGAACAAGAAATATCACCATCATCCTCGTCTGGAAGTTCCGGCTCAACAGTTTGCTCTTCCTGTGTTTCTGGGTAAAAAGCGTAAATGTTAATATTCTTGCGAAGCAGCGATGATTCCATAAAAATCTCCATTAAATTACTAAAGCCTCAAGTGAATCGGTTACACCGGCGATTTCTCGCGTGGAAAGTATAATCCCAAGTGAGTGAATGTTTTCGTAATGGTTTTCTGTGCTTTCAAAGTAGTTATTAGCCTTATAAATCACTTCATTACAACTCCATACCCTGTAATGCGGCAGGAACTGTTTAATGTAAAAATCTATAGTGCTTCTAACGTGGGGGTTATACTCTAAATATATGACAGGTTTGTGAGCTTCAATGGTCTTGAACGAACCTAGCAAAACCTGCGGCTCAAAGTCTTCTGCATCCACCTTCAGCAGATCGCACCGTTCAAGATTTAGGCTGTCAACGGTCATAAGAGGGACATTTACCCCCTCCTGCCCAGCAACCCTGACCGCACCAAAGTTGTACTCAAGGCCAATATCTAGGTCTGGCACAATCACCGAGCCAGGCTTGTCTCCTGCCGCGGCATGATAGGCATCAACGTTAAACACCTCGTTGCAAACCAAGTTAGCGCAAAGGATTTGAAAAATCAGTCTCTGCGGCTCAATTGCATAAACTTTTCCCGTATCGCCTACGTGCCTCGCAATGGGTACAGTGTGCGTGCCGATGTTTGAGCCAACCTCAACAACAACACCGCCTGGTGGAACGATTTTTAGGCATTTTTGTACAAGCTCTTCTTCCCACTCACCATAAACCTCCATGCACTTCCCGATGTAAGTGTCATTGGTTGGGTACAAGAACTTGCCATTTCTAGCTTCGATGCCGGAGATCTTACTCATTTGGTCCTCGTGATCAAGAAGACCTGAACGCCCCATTCCTCAGACAATTTCCGTTCAATTGCGTTGAGGGCCTTGTGATCTGTAAACGCCTGGATCGGAACCCGAATTGAGATGTCCACAGAAATTGGCTCACTCAACAACATGACCTGCCGAGACGTTCCTGTCAGCCCGGACTTGTCTATAACTTTCTCAAAAAACTTGCTTGTCTTTGCTTTCACTTGGTCTGTCTTTGCGGCCTCTAATTCAAGAACCGCTGACTGTTCATCTGTAAAATCCATGTTTTCCCTCAATTTTTTTAGCGATTAATGTCGTTACTAAACAGGCACCAAGGCAGCCTATGGCCAGCAGGTTCTCTCCAGCTAGCGCACAGGCAACGCCAGCACCAAATAAGATGGCGCTTAACATGTTAGGCCCTTCAACTCTTTGTGTCTCTGTTTGTGACAAGGTTGGCAGAGCCAGGTGACGTTAAGAGGAGCGTCATAATCCTCATGATGTGCAACGCTCTTTGGATTGCCGCATCTTTCGCAGCAGGCTCTCACGAGATCACCTTTTCTAATTGCTCTACTAACTGCACTGTGCGCTGCGCTTCTGCGGCTATCTTGCTTTCTCCAAAATCTTGTAACTTCTGTGTTAAGACGAATTCTTTCTGGTAACAATCCTCTATTCCTGTCGTATTCCCTGATGCGCTCAATATTTTTTTCACGATGTTTTCCTACGTCTTGTTTGGTGCACTCTTTGCATTTGTTTAGATGACCGTCAGCCATCATTCTGTGTTTGTAAAACTCTTCCAGTGGTTTGACGGTCTTGCACTTGAAACACTCTTTAGAACTGATCATGCCGTACCTCTGTGCTGATGGTACGACCATTATAGACCAGTTCTAATTAAAAGGTATGTCTTCGTCGGGGTCATCCGATATGACAACCGGAGCAGCACGCTTAACTGCCCACTCTGGCGCAGCCTGAATCTTCTCTTTGATGCGATCAGACAGCTTGTCAAACACCGCCATGTTGCGATCACTTAGGCTAAAGAACTCCACCGGGTTGTAGCCCTGCGGAAGATTCTTCTTTAGCGTTGCGTGAACTGGTGAGACCGAGGATACATTCGTGTACATCCGCCCGTTTGAGCCGGGGTTTTCTTCAACCGTCAGCATGCACCACTGGCCCAGAATGTTTTCCATCTTGAAGCCCTTCTCCTCTTCGGGAGTGAAGTCACGGCCACGCCAAGCTCGCAGGTGTTTACGCAGCGACGAGTTCTCGTTCATTGACGCCGTGTAGTTCTTCGAGATGCTCATCGGCTCGTTTTTGTTCGTCACGAGCGGGCTTCCGTCTGCATCATCGCCGTGTATCTCCCACTGGATCATCACAACGTGCCTGCGGGTCGTCTCGCCGTCGTACTGAGCGGTCTGAGTACCCATGTCTACAAATCGGTAGCAGCGAGCTAGGTAGGTGCCCGCAGGGATCTGTTTGTAGCTTCCTTCAACTGGTTTTGAGAGAATCATTTTCGTTCCTTAAGTTGTGCCAACGCTGGCAAACCGGACTCTACACACTAAAAAAAACTTGTCAACCCCCCCTTGACGAACGATCTGCGTTAGTTCATCGTGAGGCACCTACGGAGGTAACACGAATGAATTGGTACAAATTTCGATACGCTGAATATGCGATGCAGACTCGCCACCTGACTGAGCTTGAGGACCTCGTGTACAGGCGTTGCATTGACCTTTACTACAACCACAAGATGCCATTCCCGGACGCTGATTGGGTCGCTAAACGAATCCAGATCTCTGACGTGCAAGTTGTTGATTCTGTTCTAAAAGAGTTCTTTAGGAAGGGTTCCGAGGGGTACTCCTACCAGCAAGCTGACGACGATCTTTCGGACTTCGAAGTCAAGTCTCAGAAGGCTCGAGATGCAGTCAACGCGAGGTGGGCGATACGTCCGTATAACGAGCGTAATACTATAGACAAGAGAAGAGAAGAAGAGAAAAGAAAAGAAGAGACAAGAGAAGAGTCAAGAGAAGAGATCAAAACAAAAACAAAACCTCCGGCCGCTGTCGCTAGTCGTTTTTCTGAATTTTGGAAAGCCTGGCCACCAGGTCAACGAAAGTACGGGAAAGAGATGGCGATGAACTCGTGGTCGAAGCAGGCCCTCGACGCAGAGGCTGACAAGATCATTGCCCATGTAAAGCAAAGTTCAACATCGGAGGCTTGGATTTCTGGGTACACTCCTGCGCCTACGACCTACCTCAACCAGCGTCGTTGGGATGAATCGGTGCAGGCACCTGTGAGAGTCGCAAAATGATTGATAATCTGCTCTCGCGACTGGACAAGGTTACGGGTCGAAATGGCTCGTGGACTGCTAAGTGCCCGTCGCATCAAGATAAATCACCCTCGCTTGCTATCGCAGATCGAGATGGCGTGATTTTGCTTCACTGTTTTGCAGGATGTACGGCCCATGAAATATGCTCATCAATCGGTATGGAAGTCTCTGACCTTTTCCCCGATAAGCAAGATCGCAAGGGCCCGAGACCGAAGTTCTACGCCAAGGACTTGTTAAAAATCATTCACTTTGAGGCGGTCATTGCGATGACTTTAGCCCTTGACGTGTCCCGCGGTAAGACCATAAGCCAGGACGATATTTCTCGCGCCTGGTTAGCTTATGAGAGGATTGATGAAGCTCTCAAACACGCCTGACGGCATTGAGGAACGGGCAAAAGCGCTCGACCAACAACGAAAAATCCGACAAACAGACATAGACGTCGCAAAATATGAAAAACTAACCGAAATCAAGCTCAAGGTCCGAGAGGCAAGCGCCTACCTGCTTGAGATCCTTGACAGTCGCAACCAGCCGGCACCGCCGAAACCGCTGCAGATGCCTTGGTCAAAGACTTGGGGTGAGTTCGTATACAGGCTTGGCGAGGTAACGGTCTACGCTGGCTCCAACGGGGGCGGCAAGAGCCTTCTAACGGGTCAGATAGCCCTAAGCCTTGTCGGCCAAGGTGAGCGCGTTTGTATCGCGAGTTTTGAGATGAAGCCAGTCCGTACCCTGACCAGGATGCTGCGTCAGTTCTCTGGCGAAAACGTCGAAGGGATAACCTATCCCCACGAGGCGTTAGCCAAGACGGTGGTTGACTTTGATACCTTCTCTCAGGGTAAGCTGTGGCTCTATGATCAGCAAGGCACGACGGACGCTCGGTCAGTTGTTGCGATGGCAAGATACTGCGCGATGGAGTTGGGAATCCGTCACATTTTCATCGACTCGCTTATGAAATGTATCTCTGGCGAGGATGACTATAACGCCCAGAAAAATTTCATTGATGAGTTGACTGCCCTGGCTCGAGATCACGATGTTCACGTTCACCTGGTTCACCACATTCGCAAGTTGATGAGTGAGGAGGCGCAGCCCAACAAGTTTGACCTCAAGGGCAGCGGCGCGATTACTGACCAAGTGGACAATGTATTCGTCGTCTGGCGAAATAAAAAGAAGGAGGCCGCGCAGAAGTCCGGTGGAGGGTTTATGCCTTTTGAGCACGATCTGACGCTAATGTGCGAGAAGCAGCGAAACGGCGACATCGAGGAGTGGTACAAGCTTTGGTACCACAGAGAAAGCCAGTCATTTTGCGAGAATGAACAGATGAACTTAGTGAGGTACGCATGATGGAAATCACCCTACCCTGGCCGCCGAGTGTCAACACCTACTGGCGTAAGTGGCGCAACCGCATGGTCATCTCTGATGCAGGCCGGTTGTACCGTGAAGCCGTGATGCACCAGATCATGCACAGCAACCCAACGGCTCACTTTGAGGGGCCAATTGTCGTGACCGTAGAGGCGTTCCGTCCAGACAAGAGGAAGCGTGACCTAGACAACTTGTTGAAGGCACCGCTTGATGCGCTGGCTCATGCAGGTATTTACAAAGACGACTCACAAATTATAGACTTGCGTGTCTACTGGGGCGATATTGTCGCAGGGATGCTCAAGGTAACCATCAAAGAGGCTGAGAAATGAAGGCAGACTACATCGAAGGGTTTGACGCTGGCGTTGCGATCATCCTGCAGGAGATTGAGGCGTGGCTTGACCTGCGGCCAGAGCAAGAGTCAGTGTTAGCGCCACTCTTGGAGCACCTCAAGGACGAAGATACGGTGCCAGAAAAAAAAGTTGAAAAAAGTTGAAAAAAGTTCACACAGGACGAAAAATTCTGTGTACAGTTCAACTCATGGGCTGCACGGTGTGGCCCTCAACAGTGAAGGACAGTGAAAATGAACGCAGTTACCAACATCGAAGCTCTCGCCCTCCAGACCAACGAAGTTGACGAGCTTGGCTCCTTGCTTGCCCAGATCGCAGAGTTGACCGCACGTGCAGATGCGATCAAAGACGGGATGAAAGATGAGGCGACACTCCCAGGCGGCCAAAAAGTATTTGAAGGGGCTTTCTTCAAGGCCACTCACTCCGAGTCCAACCGTTCTGTCGTAGACTGGAAGGCTCTGGTCAAGTCCTGCGGCATCAGCGCTGACAAAGTGGCCGAGTTCACCAAAACGACCGCGGTGTTCTCCATCAAGGTCACCTCCCGCTAAATAAACGAGGCCCTCCTAACACGGGGGCCTTTTCTATGGAAAAAAAACGTGTCTAAACTTTCTACAGAAATCGCAGAGTCCACGGTTATGTTGGGTCTGCATTCTCGCAAGCTTCAAGAGCTAATGGCATCGGAATCGCCGGATAGAGAACTTGTCAATTCAATAGTTAGTGATTTACTCTTTCATTGTTCACGCCTTTACGTAGGAAACAATGAAAGTTACAGAGTTGAAACATCACTTCGGGAAACGGGGTAATTCAAGTGCTCGAGCGGTAGACGAAGAGGAATTGGTTGAGTTGCTCGGCCATTTAAAGCCTGAGAATAAGCGCGTTAAGGTTTATTCCAATTATGGATTTGTCACCAAGTCTTACAACTTCCCGTGCAAAATCCAGTTCATCGAGGCCAAACGTCAGAAGGATGGGGCTTGGGACTTTAATGTTGGATGGGAGTCCGCTGCTAGAAAAGATGGCATTGGCGACCGAATCATAGTGGAGTAGAGTATGGACCGCGATATTGCATGGCGAAAATGGCGAGACAGCATCATGGTCGGAAACGGTAGTTATCACCCTCTGGAGGAGCCGCTGTACAAGTGCTGGTGCGCTGCCTGGGACTCTGCTTGCTTTTCGTTTGAGGATAGCAAGCCTCCGATGGGGTTGGGACAGCGCCAGATCATGAAGCTCGCACTAGCATCGGGCCTTATTGACAAGCACGAGAATTCAAAGGAATATTTTGTTAAAGGTGACTTGGATGAAGTTATCGATTTTGCCCGTCTGGTGGAGGATGCACACAACATCTGACCACCGTCAAAAGGAGTTGGAGAGATGTTCAAATTGGCCAGGCGACGGTATCTTCAAGAAGTTTTTGGAGGAAGCAGTAGCTGCACAGGAGACTGCGGACAGGGAAGGCGATGCACTTGTTCCGGCAAATCAAAAGAAATGAGCCGGCCGCCGGAAACGGGCTTGGTGGCTACACATGCCTACGATGCGGCAAACCAATCCGCACCATCATTGTTAAATGTTCTTACTGTGGGAGAAACCCGTTATGAAAGTGAAGGCTTTGCAATTGGCGGATGAAGTTTTGGCAATGGAATATGCACCACGACTCGAAATTGCAAAAGAACTTCGCCGTCTTCACTTAGAAAACGAACAACTCAAAGCCCGCGAATGGGTCGGGCTGACGGATGAGGAGGTTCAAGAGATTATGGAAAAAACTGTAGCCAATTGTTCAGAACTCGATGACTTTACTGGTTATACCGCAAGGTTGACCTGGAAAAACTGGGAAACCAAACTCAAAGAGAAGAACTCATGAAAGAAAACAGAACCGAAACCTGTTCAATTAGGCTGGACAAAGAAACAAAAAAACTTGCAAAAGAGCTCGCGGGACACGATGACCGGACCCTCTCTTCTTGGGTTGAAACTTTAATTAAAAAAGAACTAAAAAAACATCAAACCCCCGCCGAATCTGAGGATAAAAACGGTGGCTAAGTTCCTCTGCTGGCTACTCGGCCACAAATATACAATTAGTTGTATAGACGCACATTACCGACACACGCAGGACAGATGCGAGCGGTGCGGCGTCGTGTTGCCTATGGGGTACAACAGATTCTATGAAGATTGGTCATGAGATACGGAATCCTTGACGACGAAGGCCGAGTAGTACGTTGGGTCTGGCATATGCCGCCATATCCTCACGTAGTTGAGCGCATCAAACGTAAAATTAAACCAAAGCTGGATTTATCCAAAGTGCCGGACGCGCCATTTTAAGGAGAAGAACGGATGACTGATTATGATGTAATTGAATACACCATTCAATATCTTGATTTAGAAGACGAAATAGAAGAATTTGGCTTACCACAAGACTTCAAAAAAAATATGTGCATTGAGCGAGATGTAATAAGGTCTCAGTTGATCGATATTTTAAAAAAGCGGGATAAACCGATAATCATTCAACTAACCCCGCCGCTAACATGAAAGTCTGGGTTGACCCGCCAGAGGGGTGGTGTTACGGTTTTCCCAAGATCTGGGACTCTGAGTTGCACCCCAACTTGATTCACTGGCTAAACGACCGCGGCTACCCGCAAAACGTCCGCGAGGGTTACGGGGAATATTTCTTTGTCAGGCAATGGAAGGTAGAAGATGAGTCAGCAGAGCGTACTTGATTTCTTAGAGAAAAACGGCGAGACACGGGTGCGCGATATCAAGATTGAAGGCGTAAACCGCAAAGCAATATCCAACATCTTAATTCGGCTCGTTGATGCTAACCAGGTCATCAAACGCGAGCTTGGCGGCAGGCACTCAATCTACAGCATCAGGCCTAAGCCAGTCGAACCAGACTACTCAGTCATCCTGCGAAACTTGCCCAGAGAAGTAATTAACGAAGGTAATTTATGAAAAAACTTATTTTTTTATTGTGCTTTTCATCTTCAGTTTACGCCGATACGGATCTATCAATATTTTTTGACCCAAACAGAAACTTGAATATTGTTGAGTTGTCCCATTACCACAAACCATCTGAAAAAACTGAAATTTACGGTTTCTTAGAGTCCTATAAAAACTCTGGACTAGGTTTTCCTCAGGAGAAGGTTGTTGTTTTTGGCAAGACATGGGCGATGTACAACGTCACGAAAAAATTCTCGGTTGGCATTGAACTTGAACATGGGGTCAACAACGCTGGGATGTTCAGCACAACTAGAAAGTTTGAACAAGACAGGCTATTTCTTTTGCCCAAAATTGGGATCAAAGTAAATTTAGAATGAGATGAAATTTTATACAGGTATGTTTCACGCGCATACAGCAGACAAAGTTGATAGGGCATTCATATCTGTAAATGTATTAAAGAAAAGAAAATCTGGGTTCCCCGTAAAAGAATGGATTATGGATAGCGGGGCTTTTACAACCATAAACAAATATGGCGGGTATCCAGAACCTGTCAGCGAATATGCGAAAGAAATAAAAAGATGGAAAAACAATGGGAACTTAATTGCTGCGGTATCTCAGGATTACATGTGCGAGGCCTGGATGCTAGAAAAAACCGGTATGACAGTTTCCGAGCATCAGAAGTTGACAGTAGAAAGGTACGATCAGTTGATTGCTGAGGACACCGGCGTCTGCATAATGCCTGTTCTGCAAGGCTACGACCCGAAAGATTACTTAAAACACCTAGAGATGTACGGTGAGCGGCTCGGAAAGGACGCATATGTTGGCGTTGGTAGCGTATGTAAGCGCAACGGCAACCCAAGCGCCATCGTTCAGGTTTTGAAGGCCATCAGAGGCGCGCGGCCGGACCTAAAGCTGCATGGGTTTGGGGTCAAAACGACAGCTCTCGCGTGGGCGGATGTACGCGACAATCTTTATTCGGCAGATTCAATGGCTTGGTCATTCGCGGCGCGGATGGAAGGTCGAGATGGAAACGACTGGCGCAATGCTGTGAAATTTCAAAATCGCATCAACAATCAACCGGTGCAGCTTAGTCTGCTTCAATAATATGACTGACCAGGTAAACAGCCCAGCACACTACACCGCTGGCGGAATCGAGACAATCGACTATATGCGGGCCAAGGCGAGCCCAGAAGAGTTCCGCGGGTATCTCAGGCTCAACGCACTCAAGTATCTCTCGAGGGCCGGCTTAAAGGGTGATGCAGCAACAGATCTGAAGAAAGCCGCCTGGTACATCAACCGTCTGATTGAGGAATTATGAGAATTGAAGCAACAATACGTCGGTTTACGATCCTCGTCATTCCTGAGGGGTGGTGCTGGGCTGAGTACGCTGACGGCCAATACGGATTAGCCATCACATACTGGAAGCGGTCAAAATGGCAGTGGGGAGTGCGCTGCAGCCTTCTCTGGGGACGCAGCCGCCCGTTCGTAAGAGTTACGACCTATTCCTGTCCAACCGCGGGCACGGCCGGTGTTGTCAAGCCTCTGGAGTGTGTGCTCACTCACGGGGACTCGCACAAATATCAGTGGTGGAAACGTTAGGGTTTGTCCCTAGAAAAAAAGTTCAAAAAAGTTCACACAAGCAGATTTGTTTATGCCACTATTTGTCTACGGGCTGCACGTCGTGGCCCAGATAGACAAGGATAATGAAATGAACATTGAGCAAGAAATCAAGCGGATCATGGAAGACCGCAGCCACCCAGCGATGCCCGAGACGGAGTGGGCAAAAGACTACCTCGTTGAGCAATTTGTCACACACGCCAACCTCGAGGCATTCAAGGCTGCAGAGTACGACCACCAGTGGGTCCAGAACCTGATTGACGAACCATCCCACTCCTGGGCAATCGAGTGGGTAGCCGACGAACTCGCACAACTGGAGTGTGCATAAATCATGACTATCGCATCAGATAAAGTAGCAACCCGCTGTTTCATCCTCTACGGCGTCTACCTAGTGCCACACCTCAGCATCATCGGCCACTACGCCCTACCAGGTGGCCTAATCGCAACAGAGAAGGAATTGATGCGACGAGGTGCCAAGATGACGATGCAGATGCTTTGGCCAAAATTAATGTAAACGGACTTTTTTATGCCATAATGTTTCTTCGCTCCCATGCGGTACGTCGGTGGTGGGAGCTTGCAAACCCCGTTACACGAGCAAGCCAGAGCGGGGGCGGTGGGCGAATCCTAGAGCCGGGTGGTTGAAAGAAGTCTGGGGAAGCGTTGCCAGAGCAGCGTAAAGCGGTCCTGTGTCTGTTTATAGATACGGTAAGGGCTAGCATTGCCAGAAAGATAAGAAGAGATAAGATAAGATAAGAAAAGAATATATATGCCGCTTTCGCTGATTGTTCTGTTGCGGAGAATTTTATGCATGTAGTGACTGAAGCCAATCAAATCATAGTCCGAACACTATCGGCTAGTGGCATTCGTCATGAAGATATAGCCACAAAGATTGGCATTTCTCAAGATACTTTGGTTCGTAAATATCGCAGAGAGCTTGATGATGGACGTATTGATGCCACCTCGGAGATGGCTACGTCGCTCTTTAATGCAGGGAAGAACGGGAATATCCCCGCGGCAATCTTCTGGCTAAAGTCCCGTGCAGGATGGAGTGATCGCTCCCAGATTGAGTTGACCGGTGAGAACGGTGGCCCAATTAAGGTTGACACTACTGTGTTCAAAGAACTTATCACTAACCTAGAGACAAAGCGTCAACTAGAGGCAAATGAATGACGATGCGTTAATCAGGACGCTCTCCGATCCTAACGTACAGGCTCAGTACGCAGCGCTCTCTGATGTTGAAAGAGCCGCATTTGAATGGCGGATGAAGTGGCTAACTAAAGCCCACAAACACCAGATTATGCCTCCAGGTGATTGGTGGTCAATATGGCTACTCTGTGCTGGACGTGGTGCAGGAAAGACGAGATTAGCTGCTGAACAGATAGCCTGGCTAACGTGGACCAATCCCAACACTCGAGCGCTCGTTGCAGCCCCTACCTCATCTGACGTAAGGGGAACATGCTTCGAGGGCGATAGCGGCCTCTTGAGCGTAATCCCGCCGATCCTGATAGCAGACTACAACAAGAGCCTGCACGAGATCAAACTCGTCAATGGCAGTCTTATCAAGGGTATTCCAGCGTCAGAACCAGAGCGCTTCCGCGGCCCACAGTTTCACTATGCTTGGGCTGACGAGCTTGCCGCCTGGGATTATTTGCAAGAGGCTTGGGATCAGATTCAGTTTGGCTTGCGTTTAGGTAAGCGAACGATCATGATCTGCACAACAACGCCGCGGCCTAAAGATCTGATTGTTGAGTTGATTGGCAGGGACGGTGAGGATGTTGTTGTTACTACGGCATCGACGTACACCAACTTAGCCAATCTATCGCAAAACTTTCAAAAGCAGATATTGCAATATGAAGGGACTAAATTAGGTCGGCAAGAGATTTATGCAGAGATTATTGATCCTGAAGAAAGCGGCATTGTTAAAAGGGATATGTTTAAGTTATGGCCGACTGACAAACCATTCCCTAAGTTTGAATACATTATTCAGAGTTACGATTGCGCTTATACAGAAAAGACAAAGAATGATCCGACTGCATGTATAACGTTTGGGGTATTTAAGCCAACTGATGATCCGATGGCCGTGATGGTCATTGATTGCTGGCAGGATAGATTACAATACCCCGATTTGCGCCCCAAGGTAATTGAGGAGTACGACAATGTGTACGGCGAGGGGAAAGATCGTAAAAGGGTGGATCTTATTCTGGTTGAAGATAAGTCAGCCGGTATCAGCCTCATACAAGACCTTCAAAGGGCTCACCTTCCCGTTCGCTCATATAACCCCGGCCGCGCAGACAAAATGCAAAGGCTCAACATTGTGAGTAGTATCATCGCCCGCGGCAGGGTCTGGATACCCGAAAGTAGCACCAGGAAGGGTTACGTCCGCGATTGGGCAGAGGGTATGGTCAGCCAGTTGTGTGCGTTCCCTGATACAACCCACGATGATTTCGTCGACGCGACTAGCCAAGGGTTGAGATTCCTCCGAGACTCTGGGTGGATTTCAATTGATCCGCTCCCACGTGAAGATTACGACGAAGACGATTACGCAGACTCGAGCGCAGGCAAGAAGCGCGTCAACCCTTATGCCGCATAGGTGATATATGCCGATTGACCAGAAGATGCTCGACGAGGAGCTTCGCCAGGCTCGAGATCGAAAGAAAGCCGCTCCCCGCAAAGATCTTTCTGGACTTGACGCGGCCGTTGCCAATCGGTTTGGGTTTGATCCTGAGGTGGAACGTCTCGGACTGCTGCCTTATCCGCGGGGAGCTTTGACGAAGGGCAGCAAGGTAGACCTGACCGATTGGGTTGCACCTCAGTTTGTATATGACGCCGCCAAAGCCTTCTCATTACCTGGATATGCGGCTCAGGGCGGGGAGTATTCGCCAGAGGACGTAGCGGATATGGCCGCAGCAGTTTCTGGTGGTGGGATGGCATTTGGGAAGATCCCCGCCGGTGCCTTAGGAATGGCTGCTAGATCAACCTCAGATCAGGCACTGCCGTTGATATTACCAAGGGCCAAGCCAAAGACCAAAGCTCAGATTGAAGAGTTGGCTAGGCGGATTTCTGATCAACAGCTTGGAGTTCACGTTACCTCACCCAACAAAACAACTAACCTGGCTGGCCGATCCAAGAAAGAAAGCGCACGGCTCGAGGCTTTGCCATATACGCTCGAGCGCGATCCATCAATCCCAGAGCCAAAAGTCGTTGAACCGAAGCTTGGAGATGTTATCGTTGGGTTTCCAGGTGATCAAACCGTCTCCAATGCAATATTAAGGTCAGTAGGAAATATTAAAAACATTGACTCAAACCAAGAAGGTGGGTCAAGGTTTGCTTTAGGGCATTTACAAAAGCCAGAAGAATCTAGGCCTTTTTGGGCTTCGGGGGGCATCCCAGCTACTAACGTACAAAACAAAGTCGGAAGGATAGCTTCGCTGTTTGATCCAGAGAACGGATGGGGTAGCCATTTGGCGATGGGTCCAACGTCAAATGATTTTGCAATGCACTTTGCAGACGCAAACTTAAAATCTATTGATCTTTCAAAAATGACCGTGGCTCAAATTAATGAGTTTGACAAAATCATTTCTGACGGATTCATCAAAGAAAACAAAAAAACAGGTAAGGCAAAGGTTTTTGCTTTCCCTGAATGGCCTGGGATTGCAAACCCAGAGGCAGCATATGAAGCGATGAGTAAAAACCCAGAAATGCGAAAGTGGTTTAACAGCAGAACAAAAGTTCCGAAGATAACTGAACCTCTTAATATGCCAAGAGGCCAAGATATTCAATGGGCCATTACAGAGCCAGACTTACGAAATATGGAGATAAACATTACGGGGCACACAATGGGTCAATTAAAACCTGGAGCGCCGCTAACTTCAATGGGTCTTCATCGAACGTACTCTCATGAAATTCCTTCAGGCGGCGAAGTGGGTCGGCAAAAATATTTGACTCCTTTTGTTTTGTCTCATCCTGATTCGGCTCAACATATTGCATCAACGCAGAGACCAGCAGATTTCACCGGCACTATTCAAAAGGTATTCCCTCATCAAGTTGTTGATCGACAGTTACAGGATGAGTTGGGCCAATACTATGAAATGATGAAGCGTTTTACCGGAAAGAAACGCGGTGGGTTGGTCAATAAAGAACCCGAAGGCTCACTGTCCACCGTAACCCAATAAGAGAACCAATATGGCAACGCAATTTCCAGTTGATGCCGAGGCTGATCGCTTCGTTGATGGCCAGCCCGATCCAGCGCAAGATCAGCCGCCTGAAGACGTATCTAACCTATTCGCGGACTCTGACATTGAGGAGTTGCCCAATGGTGGGGCGATCATCACGACCAAGACAGAAGGTCCGATGGAGAACGAGGACTTCTATCGCAACCTGGCTGACGATCTCGATCTTGAGATGGACGAGGACTTTGGCGGTTTAGCGCTACGTTACATCGAACTGGTTGAAAAAGACAGGCGAGCACGTCAGAAGCGCGATGAGCAGTACGAGGAGGGTATCCGCCGCACTGGTTTAGGTAACGATGCGCCAGGCGGAGCCAACTTCAGCGGTGCCAGCAAGGTCGTTCATCCGATTATGGCTGAGGCGTGTATTGACTTTGCCTCTCGAGCAATCAAGGAGTTATTCCCGCCAGACGGTCCAGTCCGCACAAACATCATCGGCGATGTCGACGAGAACAAGATGGCGATGGCTGAGCGTAAGCGCGACTTCATGAACTGGCAGCTAACGCAGCAGATTGAGGAGTTCAGGGACGAGCAAGAGCAGTTGATGACGCAGTTGCCTTTGGGTGGCTCGCAGTACATGAAGCTCTGGTACGACGAGAAGAAGCGCCGGCCTTGTGCTGAGTTCCTGCCTATTGACAACGTACTTCTGCCGTTTGCCGCGGTCAACTTCTATACCGCCCAGCGGGTAACGGAAGTCCACGACATTACCCAGTACGAATTTGAGCGGCGTGTCTCTTCAGGGTTATACAAAGACGTTAGCTGGGTTAGCTCGGCTATGACGTTAGACGAGACCAAATCGCAGAAGGCTACCGACCGCATTGAGGGGCGTAACCAAGGCGAGAATGAAGACGGGATGCGCCGTATCTACCACGTGTATACATGGCTCGAGATCAAGGGTGATGAGTATACGAAGGGGGAGTCGGCTCCGTACATTCTGATGATTGATGACTACAGTTCAGAGGCGATTGGACTGTATCGCAACTGGGAGGAAGGCGATGACACGATGGCCAAGCTGGATTGGATCGTTGAGTACAAGTTCATTCCTTGGCGTGGTGCTTACGCTATCGGCCTTCCTCATCTTATTGGCGGACTGTCTGCTGCTCTTACCGGTTCTCTTCGGGCTCTTCTAGACTCGGCTCACATCAACAACGCAGCCACCCTCCTCAAGCTTAAGGGTGCGAAGTTATCTGGCCAGTCAATGCAGGTTGAGGTCACCCAGATTGCCGAGATTGAGGCGGCTCCTGGTATTGACGACATCAAGAAGTTAGCCATGCCGATGCCGTTCAACCCGCCCTCACCTGTGCTGCTGCAGTTGCTAGGATGGTTGACTGATGCCGCCAAAGGGGTTGTTACGACGAGCGAGGAGAAGATCGCTGACGTCAATGCTAATGCTCCGGTGGGCACGACGCAGGCTTTGATTGAGCAGGGTGCCGCGGTGTTCTCGGCCATTCATGCGCGGTTGCATGCGAGTCAGTCTCGAGTGTTGAAGGTGCTTGGTCGCATCAATCGCTGGTACCTCGAGGACATGCAGCGTGATGAGATCGTTGAGGGTTTAGAGATCAACCGTGAGGACTTCTTCCGCAGCGCTGACGTTGTACCGGTGAGCGACCCTCATATCTTCTCTGAGACGCAGCGGATGGCGCAGACCCAGGCTGTCATGGCTTTGATGGAAAAGAACCCTGATCTGTTTAACCGTCAGGCTGTTATTCAGAGGTTCTTGAAGCAGATTAAGGTGCCAAACATTAATGAACTGTTGATTCAAGCGCCTGGACCAGAGAAGTCTGATGCTGCTACGGAGAATGTGGCAATGTCAATTGGTCAATCGGCTAATGCATACCCTGAGCAGGATCATCTGGGTCATATTCAGGTTCATTTGGACTATGCGAAAGACCCGGTTTATGGTGGAAACCCGCTTATTTCCCCTGTTTTCTCGCCAAAAGTGATTGAACACTTGAAACAACACATAGTTCTGTGGTATTTAAACAGAATGAATGGTTATGTTCAGAAAACAACTGGCGAAAAGCTTGATTATTACGGCGCAATGCCCGATCCAAAGCCAGTGGATAAGATATTTGGCACGGTTTCTCAGCATGTCATGTTAGATACCAAAGAAACTCTTGCTGGAATCATGCCTGCCATTCAGCAAATCATGGAACAGGCACAGAAATCCAAGCCTCAGCCAGATATGCCGCCAGATGCACAGGTTCTTTTGCAGACTAGCATGGCTGAAACACAGCGTAGGGCGCAGCGAGACCAGCAGGAGTTGGCTCTCAAGCAGCAGGAGATGCAGGTTGACGCTTCTCTGAAGACTCAGAAGATGCAGGCCGACCATGATCTATCTCAACAAGAGATAAAGATGCGTTATGGCACCAAGGAACTCGAGATGCAACTCAAGGAAGAGATTGAGGCGGCAAAGATTGAGCGTGATTCGGTTAAATTAGGCAATGACCAGGACCGAATTGCGATTGAGATGGCAAAGGGTGGGTTAATTCAACAAGGAGATCAAAATGTCAACCAGTGATAAAGAGCAAAAGAGCGTGCTTGTCAAACAACACAAGCGCATTGCTATGGGTGAGAAGCTTGACGGCCAATCGCTCAAAGAGAAAGAGCAAAAGGGTGGGCTTCAACAGGCTAAAGAAAAGAAATGAGGATCATTTCTGACTTAATTGGCTTGATTGAAGAGCAAAAAGAATTTGTAGCCGACTCAATGTTAGCCGGCACAAATAGCTGGGAAGCGTACCAGCGGCTTGTAGGTCAGCATATTGGCCTTCAGATGACTTTGGATTTTATTAACAATTTACTTGAGGACGGTGATGCAAACTGATGAACTTGAATGGGCTTTCCCATCAATTGAACCGGGGGCGCGACCAGCAGGTGGACGAATTCTTGTCCAACTAAGGCGGACCAAGCGTAAGACGGCAGGCTCGGGAATCATTCTCGTGGAGGAGACGAAAGAGACGGAGAAGTGGAACAACATGGTGGCAAAGGTCATTGCGTTGGGTCCTCTGGCTTTCTGTCATCGTGACACTCAAATGCCCTGGCCAGAAGGTGCTTGGTGCAAGGTGGGTGATTACATCCGCGTGCCAAAGTGGGGCGGAGATCGCTGGGAGGTTCCAATCCCCAGTCAAGACAAGGAAGACCCGGCACTTTTTGCCATCTTTAACGATCACGAGGTTATCGCGATTGTGACTGGCAATCCTCTTGACATGAAGGTGTACGTATGACCGAAGAAACTCAAGACCAGGAGGTTGGCGACGTCATTGAAGAGCAGGATGGGTCTGCGGTTGCCGTAGTTGACTTGCCTGAGGAACCTGAGGCGTCAGAAGATTCCACCTCTGAAACGGCCGAGCAGAATCGAAATCGCCGTCGTGAGAAGAAAGAGCGGTTTAAGCGAATCAATGAAGAGAAAGATTCGCAGCTAACGATGCTACAGCGACAGAATGCCGAGTTGATGGAGCGGCTATCTGCTGTTGAGCGCCGCGGTGTCCAGTCCGAGCTTTCGGCAATGGACAAGAAGATTCAGGAAGAAGAGGAGCGTTATCAGTGGGCACTTGGGCAGGTTAAGAAGTCCATTAGCGAGGTTGATGGCGAGACGTTTGCTTCCGCTTCGCAGGTTCAGGCGGACGCCGAGAAGAAGCTTGAGTATTGGCGTTGGAAGAAGCAGACCACGCTTGAGCAGTCGGAGGCACCACCAAAGGCTGACCCACGTGTTGTTGATTACGCTAACCGGTGGATGGAGCGCAACAAGTGGTACAACCCGAATGGCGGGGATACGGATAGCGAGATTGCGCGGGTAATTGATGCTCAATTGGCTCGAGAGAGTTACGATCCAACTTCTGAAGAATATTGGGAAGAACTTGATTCCCGATTGAGAGAAAGATTGCCAAACAAACAAAAACGTCCAAAAAGTGTTGTTACTGGATCGGAAAGGGAAGTTTCTCCTGCAAGGGATGGTAATTCCTTTTATTTAAGTCCAGAGCGAGTTAGGGCAATGAAAGACGCTGGTTTTTGGGATGATCCCAAGCAACGCGCTCGAATGATTAAACATTATGCGGACTGGAATCGCAGCAATCGGGAAAATGCATAAAATGGATGCTAGAATTAAGAAACCGTTATCTCTTGGCGGCCGCGAAACTCGTGCTAGCGAGGACGCTTCAAGGGCTCCTGTAGAGGAGAAGTTCATGTCAGCGCAAGAACGTCGAAAGATGTGGAGCGACGAGTGGACACAGACCGCGCTACCAAAAGTGCCTGAACTTGCGGGATGGCATCTTTGCTGGCTTTCGACAACAAACAGTTACGACAGTATTGATAAGCGGATGCGACTTGGATATGTTCCCGTGATGGCGGATGAGTTTCCAGGATTCGATAATTACCGCGTAAAAGCTGGAGAGCAGATCGGTCACATTGCTTGCAATGAGATGGTTTTGTATAAGCTTCCAATGGATGTTTATCAGGACTTGATGTTGCATATGCATCATGAGTTGCCCAACGACGAGGCGGATAAGATCCGAGTCCAAGTTGAGAATATTCAGGGTGCAAGGGACAGTTCTGGTAAGAGTTTGGGTCGAGTAGAAGGCGAAGGATTTGGTGAATTTGACCGAAACGTAAAAACGCCCGTATTCCAAGGGTAATTTTTAATTAGGAGTATGCTATGTCAGCAACTAGTGCTCCGTTCGGCCTGCGCCCGGCGTTCCATCCTTCTGGTCTGGATCGCGCTCAAGCGTTGGCAAACGGTATTGCGTCGGCTTATAGTTCCGACATTCTCAAAGGGGCTCCGGTCAAGCAGGACACGAGTGGAAACATCGTCGCCGCTGCTGCCTCGGATGCAATTCTTGGTGCCTTTGCAGGCGTAGAGTGGACTGATACAACGGGTCGCCGTCGTGTCAACAACTACTGGCCAGCGAACACCGCTTACCAAACCGGATCTTGTGTCACTTATTTCTACAGCGATCCAAACATCGTTTACGAAATCCAGTCTGACGCAACGATTACTCAGGCTTCCATCGGTGACGAGTACAACTTCTCGGGCAACACCGGCTTTACAGTGACCAGCGGTTCCACGACCACTGGCTTGTCTAGCTGTGCTCTAGGCGTTTCTACCGCTGCTGGCGCTCTGGGAACTGGCGTGATGCGTGTTGTTGATATTTCGCCTGGCGTTGACAATGCATGGGGTGACTCATACGTCGTCGTGCGGGTTCAGATCTCCAAGCACCAGTACGCTTCTATCAACGTGTCGTCGAATGCGGCGTCCACTGCGGCCTACCCGGCTGCGCTGTAATAGGAGGACTGAATCATGGCAGCCCCAATGCGTAGTACTGACTTTAGAAGCATCGTTGAGCCTATCCTCAATGAGTGCTTCGATGGAGTCTATGATCAACGTACCGATGAATGGTCGCGTGTTTTCCGCGAGCAGAACGGTATCCCCCGCAACTATCACGAAGAGCCAGTCCTTTACGGTTTTGGCGCAGCACCACAACTGCCTGACGGGACTCCTGTTTCGTATCAGCAAGGTGGTGTGCTCTTCCTCAAGCGCTATGTTTACAACGTGTATGGCTTGGCCTTCGCGTTGACCAAAGTGCTGGTTGAAGACGGCGACCATATCCGTATCGGTCAGGTGTATTCGCGTCACCTTGCTCAGTCCTTGATTGAGACCAAAGAGACGCTCTCTGCAAACGTGCTTAACCGTGCGTTTAACTCGTCCTACGCTGGCGGTGACGGTGTTGCCCTTAACTCGGCATCACACCCAATCGCTACTGGTACGTTTAGCAACCTGCTGTCAACCGCGGCAAACCTGTCGCAGACCTCTCTCGAGCAGATGTTGATCCAGATCCGTCAGGCTGTGGACAACAATCAGAAGAAGATCCGCTTGGTCCCACGTCAACTCGTCGTGGCTCCTGGTAACGTTTTCCAGGCTGAAGTCCTGCTTAAGAGCGTCCTGCGTTCGGGCAACGCCAACAACGACATCAACCCAATCAAGTCAATTGGCTTGCTTGACGAGGGTGCCGCTGTTCTTTCCCGTCTGACCAATCCTTCCGCATGGTGGGTGCAGACCGACGCTCCAGAGGGCATGAAGCTCCTGATGCGTCGTAAGCTTGAGAAGACGATGGAAGGGGATTTTGAGACCGATTCGATGCGCTACAAGGCAACTGAGCGTTACGACGTTGGCTTCACGGATCCTCGTGCAATGTACGGAACTCCTGGCGTTTAAGTAGCGCTAGGCAGGGGGGCGGTTCAAGAGGCCTCCCCCCTTTTTTGTTTAACTGGTCAAGCTTTTCAAGGAGAAGACCATGCCTCAGTTCAGCGATGATTTGTTTCTCGGTCCTGCCCAGACGTTTATGGGTACAGGAAACCGTCCTTACACCACAATTTTTACTGGCTCGATGTCTTCTACGACATTGACCGTGACTGCGATGTTGCAGGGCGCGCCTATCGTTATCGGTATGTATGTTGACGGTTCAAGCGTAACCGATGGCACATACATCACCGGCTACGGCACAGGCACTGGCGGTATTGGTACTTACACCATCAACCAATCGGTGACGGCCTCGAGCACCACGATGTACGCGCATGGCAACATTGCGTTTGATGATCCTTCGCCAATGGATTTGGGGATTGGGCCATTGGGTCGCGTCTACATTTGGGACGTCGTCCCCCAAGCTGCTGTAACCAACAACATTGCCGCATCGCAAACTGCTGCTGGCGCTGGCGCTGTGACTTTGACTGCTGGCACGTCTGCCAAGTCTGTTGTTCGCAACGATGGCACAACTGCAATTCAATTGGATCTGCCCCGTGCGCTCAAGGTGAACTGCTCAACAACCGCTCGTGCATTTACGATTAACGGTTACGACTACTACGGCCAAGCAATGAGTGAAGTTATCACTGTTGCTACCGCCGCTACTGCTGTAACTGGCAAAAAAGCGTTCTACCAAGTTACTAGCGCAACGATTGCCGGTTCTGCAACTGCTGTTGTGATCGGGACAAGTGATGTTCTAGGTTTGCCAGTTCGCGTGTTTAACGTGGCTTATGTCACTAGTGTCAAGAGCAACAGCACATTGGCGCAAGACGCCGGTACTTTTGTTGCCGCTGACATGGCTACCGCCACAACTACTACTGGTGATGTTCGCGGCACCTACGCGCCTGCTACAGCTTCGGACGGCACTGTTCGTACTGTGATGACGATTGCACTGCCAGGAATCGCTGTTGGCCCCAATGCAACCCGTGTTGGCGCGCTGGGCGTCACTCAGGCATAAGGAGTAATGAATCATGCGCGAATTTAAACCGATGGTCAAGATGGAGACGACCGAGCCTACGGTTGAGCTAAAACTCAAAAAGGGCGGGGAAGTCTCCAAGAAGATGGCTCGAGGTGGCATGCCAATGGGTGCTTCTGTCGGGGCCCCGCGTGGTGGTGTTATGGCTGGAACGGCTCCTGGTATGCCAAATCTTGCTGCACGTCGTCGCGCTATGAGGGCAACGGGAGCTGCTACCCCGGCACCTGTTGGCCCGGCTGCCACAATGATGGGTATGAAAGAGGGCGGAGAATCTGATTTGGCGCAGGACAAGGCCATGATCAAGAAAGCCTTCAAGCAACACGACATGCAAGAGCACAAGGGTGGCAAAGGCACTAAAATTAAGCTTAAAGATGGCGGTCTTGCCAAAAAAATGGAAAAGTTTGAAACTCAAACAACCATTGAGGGCAACGAAGGCAAGTACGACACGACTAAGATGGTTACTGCAAAGGTTGACCGTCGTAAAGGGTCATCTGGTGAAGTTAAAGAGTCTAATGCTGGTGGTTTTAAACGCGGCGGAGCAATTTCTGCGGAAAAAACTTACGGCAACTTTGACAAAACCGAGGTTCACGAAGGTCGTCATGATTCCGCTCATGGTACTGGTGGCATTCGTGAGCAGAATGCTGGCGGTTTTAAGCGTGGTGGTCGCGCCAAAATGGCCACTGGTGGCGTTATGGAGACCAACGCCGGTGGATACCGTAAAGGCGGTGCTGCAAAAAAGTTTGCTGAGGGCGGCCGTGTTCAACATGACGGCGGTCCGGAGCAGATGCCACAAGGGCGCAAAAAGCCAGCAGGCCCTGTTTCAATCAATCAACTCTCTGGTACCTATAAGAAGGGCGGGGCTGTAATGATGGCTGAGGGCGGCGATCCTAACGCGGACTTCTATCGTCGCAAGACGGCAGAGAACGAGGCTGACGCAAAGGCCATGAGGGATGCCCTTTTGTATGTCCCTCGCAAGGTTCGCAAGGCTGGCAAGGCGGTGATCGATGCGTTTAAGAACGAAGGTTCGGTTACGGATACCGAGCGTGAAATTAGTCGGACGGTAACTCCGGCAAAGAAGCGCGGCGGCTTGGTCTGTTAAGGATGGGGGCTCCGGCCCCTGTCTTCATTGGAGATTAGTATGGGCGTTTATTCTTCAGCCACTCGTCAGGGTGCGTTTGAGCCGTTTGAGTTGCAGATTGCCCGCGGCCAGGTTGATGGCCACACCCCTGTAGAAATTTTTGGCTACAGTGCTGCAATTGGCGCCACTGCACAAGGTCCGATGTGGGAAGGTCAAACCCAGTCGGGTGGTTTGTATACACCACCATCAGCGGCGGCACCTTTAGTTTTGGTGAGTAGTTCTGCATCAGACACGACAGCACTAAGCGTAAGAATTGAAGGGTGTGGGGCAAATTTTGCTGCGTTGACTGAGACCATTGCGCTTAATGGCACGACCAACGTAACCACTACAAATTCTTTCTTGCGTATCAATGCAATGTATGTGACCAACGGCACTAATGTTGGAAATATTACTGCAAAGATTAGTTCTACGACCTACGCGCAAATCAATGCTGGTGTTGGTCAGACGCAGATGTCAATTTACACCGTGCCTGCTGGTTACACATTCTATTTGTTGTATGTTCAATACGATGCAGCAATTGGATTTACGTCTAGTGCGTACATGACTGGCCAAGAGTACAACAAAGACAATGTAACTGGTCAAATTACTGTGACTCAACAGACCGTTTTTGTGCAAAAACAAGAAACGCCATACACTTGTCCAGTCGCTCATACTGAAAAAACCGATCTTCAGTTTTGCGTAAAGGCAAGCGCCGGCGGGCCATTGACTGCAAGTTGTTATGCAGGCGGCATTCTTATCAAAAATCCTGACTGATCATGCCTACCAAATCCCCAGCCCAAGAGCGGCTTATGCAGGCCGTCGCTCACAATCCAAAGTTTGCCAAGAAGGTTGGCATTCCGGTAAAGGTTGGCAAAGAGTTTACGGCTAAAGAGGGTGGGCTGTATGCGAACATTCACGCAAAACAGGAACGCATTGCTCAGGGCAGCGGCGAGAAGATGCGCAAACCAGGCTCTCCTGGCGCTCCGACCGCACAAGCCTTTAAAGAGTCAGCCAAAACCGCAAACATGAAGAAGGGCGGCCCTAGTTTGGCTATAGGGCGCGGAGAAAAGCTCCCAGCAAGCCAAGGAGCGGGTTTGACGGCCAAGGGTAGGGCTAAGTACAACCGCGAGACTGGAAGCGATCTGAAGGCCCCGCAGCCAGGCGGAGGGGCAAGGCGTGACTCGTTCTGTGCTCGGATGGGTCCGGTGGCTGAGAAGAGTGAGAAGGGGAGTCGTGCTCGAGCCTCTATGCAGCGTTGGAATTGCCCGGGGTGGTAGATGGCTTATAGCGGAACCGTTGGAACAACCGTAATCAATGTTCAAAAGTTAATTGATCATGGGGCTCGTCGTGCCGGGAAGCTGGCTGAGGAGCTTACGGTTGAGCAGGTTAATTCTGCTAGGGAATCCCTTTACTTTCTGTTGTCCCATACAATTAATATGGGCATCAACTATTGGGCAATTCAGAAAAAGGTTATTGGCCTTATTGCCAACAGGTCAACATACACGTTGCCAATTGGTGCAAACGATGTATTAAACGCTTTATATCGCAAGATGAACCGTCCGGAGGGGGCGTACTCTTCAACTTCTGGGATAGCGATTAATGCGTTTGACGGGAATATCGCGACATCTTGCACTCAGACTTCTGCGAATGGAAACATCTCAATTTACTATAACTCCCCGGTCTACGTTGGTTCAATCGGAGTATTACCAGCGGTTTCTGCAAGCATCACGGTTGTATTTGAGTATTCCACCGATGGAATTACGTGGAGTACGCTCTACTCGCCAGGGCAAACGACGTGGGTTGACGGGGAATGGCTCTGGTATGACATTTCTGCGGGACAAAACGTCCAGTATTACAGAATGCGAGCGACAAACGGCGGAACTTTAAACGTCCGAGAGTTGTTTTTTGGGAATAATTCAACAGAAATCACGATGGCTAGGCTAAATCGTGATGACTACACAAATTTACCCAATAAAAACTTCACTGCCAATCAGCCATTTCAGTATTGGCTGAACAAAACAGTTCCTCAGTTGGAAATGAACCTGTGGCCAGTGCCCAGCGATACGTTTATTCAGATGACGATATGGTATTCGCGTCAGATTATGGATGTTGGGGCGCTAACAGACGAAATTGAGATGCCACAGAGGTGGTATTTGGCTGTTGTGAACCTGCTTGCCCACCAAATGGCAATGGAACTGCCTGGAGTTGAACCGTCTAGGATTCAATATCTTGAGGCACAGGCAAAAGAATCATTCATGCTTGCGGAGCAAGAGGAGAGGGATAAGTCGCCAATCCAGCTAGCGCCTAATATTGCCGTTTATACTAGGTAATATATGCCTGTATATCTTGACACAAGAGGGCAGTCAGACCTTTCGATTGCAATCTGTGATCGGTGTAAAATGAAGCGCGCTCATGCTGTGATGAGAGCGGACCCAAATTTTCCTGGCCTACAGGTGTGCGATCAAGGATGTGCGGATAATTTTGATCCATACAGGCTTGCGGCAAGGAAGACTGAAAAGATTACAATACGCTTTCCGCGGCCTGATGAGAGTATTGCCGTTGAGGACAATAACCTTACTATTGGCGGATACGAGAATTTTGTGTTGTCGCCTGAGCAGAACACGCAGACGCCAGAAAACAACGGAAATTTGGATAGTATTGAGACATAAATGGCAAATGTAACGATCACCCAACTTCCAGCGGCGCAGACTCTGACCGGAACGGAGCTTGTGCCAGTTGTTCAAAATGGGCAAACCGTTCGCACCACTGTCAGCGCGATTGGTGGTGGCGGCGGAGGTTCTGGGTCAGTTACTTCGGTTAATGTTACGGGTGGAAGTACTGGCTTAACGACGACTGGTGGGCCGATCACCACCTCTGGAACTATAGCGCTGGGTGGCATACTTGGACTTGGCAATGGCGGAACGTCAGCGACTACTGCTCAGGCAGCTCGAGCAAACATACTGCCTGGTTATGCTGGAAACGCATCGTATGTATTACGTGTCAACTCCAGCGCTACAGATGTTGAGTGGTCCGCTACCGGTGGCGGGGGTAGTGGAAGCGTTGTTCAGATTAACACCGGCGCAGGGCTGACTGGTGGCCCAATCACGACGTCTGGCACGATTGCCCTTGCAAATACCGCGGTTACCGCAGGAAACTATTCAAACCCTACGCTTTCGGTTGATGCTCAGGGCCGAATAACTGCGGCTGCCTCTGGTGGGGCTCCCGTCACTAGTGTTAGCGGAACGGCAAACGAGATTGCATCATCGGGTGGCGCAGCCGTTACCCTATCGCTTCCGAGCAATTTAACTTTTACCGGAAAAACAATAACAGGTGGAAGTTTTACTGGTGGAACGATCAACAACACAATTATTGGTGGTACGAGTCCTGCAAACGGCACCTTTAGTACTATTAATGCGACTTCTGGGAACATAACAACGACGCCAACAAGCAGCAACAACATTGTCAACAAGGCGTATGCAGATGCAATAGCTTCTGGTCTGACCTTCCATCAGAACTGCGATTTGGCTACGGCCGCGGCTTTGCCAACTTGTACGTATAACAACGGGACTTCTGGTGTTGGCGCGACTTTAACGGCAACATCAAACGCTGCGTTGCAGGTTGATTCAACTGATGTCTCTGTTGGGAATAGAGTTCTTGTAAAAAATCAAGTTGCCCAATCGCAAAACGGGATATACACCGTCACTCAAGTTGGCAGTGTTTCAAGTCCTTTTATTCTGACTCGAGCCACAGATTACGACACTCCCGGAACGACTTATCTGAACGTTGATGCGGGTGACTTCACGCTAATTATTGGTGGCGGTACAAACGCAAACACCTCTTGGGTTCAAACGTCTTTGCAGCCCATCACGATTGGGACGACTAGTCTAGTTTTTGTGCAGTTTGGTGCTGGTACTGCAATCTATTCTGCTGGTACTGGGCTAAATCTTTCCGGCACCAACCAATTTAGTATTGCGAACACAGGCATTACGTCTGGCTCATACGGGTCTGCTTCTCAAGTCCCGCAGATCTCTTTGAATGCTCAGGGTCAGGTTACTGGCGTCCTGAATACAAGCATTGCAATTGCCGGCAGTCAGATCACATCTGGGTCGGTTGCAATCGCTCAGGGCGGGACTGGACAAACAACAAAAGCCAATGCCTTCAACGCCCTTTCTCCAATAACAACGCTTGGCGATATTATTGTTGGATCGGGGACAAATACATCTGATCGGCTAGGAATCGGATCGGCTGGGCAGGTGCTGACTGTTGTGGGTGGCACTCCGGCTTGGACGACGTTATCCACTGGGGGAACGCCTGGTGGGAGCATCAACACAATTCAGTTTAATAACAGCGGTGTTTTTGGTGGCCAGTCAAACTTTACAACTGACGGAACGAATGTACAATTAGGGGCTCAGGGCGTATTTAAGTTTGCCGATTCTGATTCATCTAATTTTGTTGGGTTTAGGGCGCCCGCGGTTGTTGCAAGCAATGTAACTTGGACGCTTCCTTCTTCTGATGGAACGCCTTACCAAATTCTTGCGACGAACGGTTCGGGTGGTCTGCTTTGGGCGAATCAAAGTGGCGGCGGTGGCGGTGGGCCAATCCTTGAATCCCAAATTGTAATTAGTCAAAATTACACGTTGACTAGTAACACAAACGGACTTAGCATTAGCCCGGTTACAGTTGCAACAAATTATGCGGTAACAATACCAACTGGTCAGGTCTGGTTAATTTGGGTGACTTAAATGGCAAATATTAAGATTCAAGGCAATGCAAGCGGTGCCGGTACGCAGACGTTACAATCTGCAGCAACCACTGGAACCCCAACGATTACGCTGCCAGATGCAACAGGGACGCTAGTTGTTAGCGGTGGCGCACTAGGCACTCCGTCTAGTGTTACGTTGACTAACGCGACAGGGTTGCCGTTGTCAACAGGCGTAACTGGCAATCTTCCAGTAACAAATTTAAATAGCGGCACTTCAGCGTCAAGCACAACATTCTGGCGCGGTGATGGCACTTGGGCAACCCCTGCTGGCGGCTCTCCTGGTGGAAGCACAACGCAAGTTCAGTATAACAACGCGGGGTCATTTGCCGGGTCTGCTAATTTTACATGGGATAACACTAACGGGTTGCTAGGAATTGGAGGCAGCCCAACGGCATCTAAAGGCACGTTGCAGGTCGGCACGATTGGGTATACCGATACTGGTGTTATTGCTGGATTTGCATCTTCAACCGCTGGCTACAACCAGATTGTGTTGCAGAACACGAGCAGCAACGCAGCGGCGTCAACTAACTTCAACGTCTCAAACGACGCGGGGACGACGACTACAAACTTCGGTGAGTTTGGCATCAACTCATCTGCGTTTAGTGGCACAGGATCGTTTAGCGCTGCTGGCTACACCTACCTTGCTTCTGCCTCAACCGATCTAGCGATTGGAACGTATGGCAGCAACAAGATTCACTTTGTTGTTAATTCCGGGGCCACTGACGCGGCGGTGTTTGACACGAGTGGAAACTTCGGTATTGGACAGGCGACGCCAGGGTCCAAGCTTGATGTGAAGGGTACGCTGCGGTTGTCCGGTTCAAGTTCTGGTTATGTTGGTTTGGCTCCTGCGGCGGCGGCTGGATCCATCACTTACACATTGCCAAGTGCGGATGGTACGGCAGGGCAGTTCCTCAAAACGGATGGCTCTGCAACGCTTTCATGGGCTACTGCAAGTGGTAGCGGAAGTCCTGGCGGCAGCACAACGCAGGTTCAATATAACAACGCTGGTGCTTTTGCTGGTTCTGCAAACATGACGTTTGATGGAACTACGCTGACTGCGGCGGGTTTTGCTGGTCCACATAACGGTACGGTTGGTGCAACGACTGCAAACACCGGGGCATTTACAACCCTGTCTGCAAGCTCAACAGTTAGCGGTGCTGGTTTTAGTACTTATCTAGCAAGCCCTCCTGCTATTGGTGGAACGGCCCCGGCGGCAGGTACATTTACGACAGCCAAGGCAATCGCGGCGGCTACGCAAGATGCGGTACAACTACAAGGCCGCGCTGGTGGCACAAGCAGTTATGTGGCGACCATTACGCCAACAACGCTGACTGCAAGTCGCACGATCACGCTGCCAGATGCAACAGGAACATTGTTGCTTAGTGGCGGCGCACTAGGCACTCCATCTAGCGGTACGCTGACAAATGCAACTGGATTGCCGTTATCTACTGGCGTGACTGGAAACTTGCCAGTTACTAACCTTAATAGCGGCACTTCTGCGTCATCGTCAACATATTGGCGTGGTGATGGCACTTGGGCATCGGTGAGTACGTCTCCCGGTGGTTCAACAACCCAAGTTCAGTACAACAACGCTGGTGCTTTTGGTGGAATTTCGGGGTTCACAACTGATGGCACGCGGGTAACCGCATCAACGACTATTGGTGTTGGTGGGGCTACACCTAGTACTAGCGGGGCTGGGATTACGTTTCCAGCGACACAATCAGATTCTTCTAATGTAAACACTCTGGATGACTACGAAGAAGGGACGTGGACGCCTTCACTTGGTGGTACTGCAACGTATACTACTCAAACTGGGACTTATACAAAAATTGGAAGAGTGGTTCATGTTACAATGTCTCTTACTGTGTTGGCACTTGGAACAGGGTCGGCGACTCAAATAACCGGACTGCCTTTTAATATTAACAGTTCAAACAATGACACTGGATGCTATATTGGTTATGTAAATGCGTGTGCAAGTTCTTATTATTCGTTTGGAACTGCTCATTACTTAACAACTCTTAACATTACTGCAAGAACAGCGGCATCTACAGGGTTAGGCTCGGGAGCGACATTTGCATCAGGAACATCCGTTAATATGACAATGGTATACATTACTTAACTACACCGGATTAGTGTAGTCAGACACAAAAGGAATTTATTATGTCACTTAGCAAATCAACCGTTGTTGACCAGATCACAGTCACCGAGAATGGTGTCGTTCTTTATCGAGAGGCTACGCGCATCCTTGAAGATGGCGTTGAATTGTCGAAAACCTACCACCGTTCAAGCCTGCTTCCTGGTCAAGATATCAGCGAAGCCCCAGCAAACGTACAGGCTATCTGCAACGCAGCGTGGACGCCGGAAGTTGTTGCAACATTCCAAGCGGCTCAGGCAAATGGATAAAGCACATTTGTCAATCAATCTGCTCAATGCCATCCTTCAGTATATTGGTCAGCGCCCATATGCTGAGGTTGCAAATTTTATTAAAGCAATTGAAAAAGAAATTCAAGAGCAGGTGGAGCAAAACAAAGTAGAAAATTATTGATTAGCAAATTATCTTTTTTTTGATGGCGCAAAAATGGCACAGGCTACCTTCACACCAATTAAGCTTTATTACAGCGCCAACTTAGGTGCCACGCCATCAACGTCAAACTTGGCTTTTGGCGAGCTTGCCATCAACATCAAAGATGGAAAGTTATTTTACAAAGATGACTTAGGCGCTCTCCAGGTAATTGCTAGTACGGCAAACGCAGTAGCCGTCCTCCCTGTCTCCTCTGGCGGTACGGGGGCAACAACGCTAACCCAAGGCGGGATTGCTTATGGTGGGGCTACTACCTACCTATTTTCGGCTGTTGGAACTGCTGGAGATCTGCTAAGTTCAAACGGGACTGGCGCGCCGACTTGGGTTACTCCGGCAAGCACCAATACCAATTCTGCAATCGTTAAACGAGATAGTTCCGGAAACTTTGCTGCAAACGTCATTACGGCATCGTTAACTGGGACGGCCTCAAACGCAACCAACATTGCTGGCGGTACTACTGGGTCCCTCCCCTACCAGTCTGCTGCAAACGCAACTTCGTTCATCCCCGCAGGATCCTCTGGGACGGTCTTAACGATGACTTCCGGGGGCGTGCCTGCATGGGCTACTGCTGGATCTGCAACGTCCGCCTCAAACCTCTCTGGGGGCACTGCTGGGGCTGTGGTCTATCAGTCTGCTCCCAATACAACAGCATTCCTGCCTGCCGGGACTAGTGGGCAAATTCTAACAATATCATCAGGTGGGATTCCGGCCTGGACGTCCGCGGGTAGTGTTTCGTCTGTTGCGAACATTTCTGGTGGTGCTACAAATCAGATCCCGGTTCAGAGCGCGGCTAGCACTACGACGTTTATTAGTGCTCCTACTGTCTCAAGCTTCTTGAAGTTTTCGGGCAGCGCGTTCTCATGGGACAACCCAGTTACGTCTGTGTCTGCTGGCACGGGGATGTCTTTTACTACGATCACCAGTACGGGTAGCGTTGCGATAGACACTACTGTTGTGCCTCGATTTGCGAATGCTGGGACCTTTACGGCAACTCAGACGTTTAGCGGATCTAGTAGTGTTGCGTCTCTTGCGCTAAATAATGCCCTTGAGACTTGTACAGTAACTGGTACTGCAGCGTCTGGTGGTCTCAACATTGATATTGCAACGCAGTCGGTGATCTATTACAACACGGCCACTACAAGCCCTTGGACGATCAATTTCCGAGCGAGTAGTGGCACTGCACTGAGTTCGTTCCTAGCAACGGGTCAGTCGGCTACGGTGGCTGTTTTGGTGGCAACTGGAGCCGTCACAAGCGCTTACAACACTGCGATTACAGTTGATGGGGCGACGCCTACTGTGAAGTGGCAGGGTGGGACGGCACCGACTGCTGGAAACTCTAACAGCATTGATGTTTACTCTTACACAATCATTAGAACCGGTGTGTCT